CGTAATATTTTTAGTTCCGTCTTCACCTTGGTCTAAATTAACAGTAACAAATAAATCTCTCGATTTAGTGCTTATGCCATTAATCTTGCCTAGCTCTGAAATTTTTGTCATCTAAGAAACCTTTTTTCTTATATTTATAAAGATTGTTTTATGTAAAGATATGCTCGATCTCTGTTTTCTCTGATAGCAACAGAACATTTTATATTAAGATGCTGTATTTTTTTGTAATCTTCTTGTAAGATTGTAGGAACATCGTTCAAATTTTTTACTTTACCGTGAAGGCAATCTTGCGTTTCAATTAAGCTTGTTTTATTTTCGTCAATAGAAAATAAAAAATTCTTAAAATACTTTTTACTGTCATCTTTTTTTCTTATTTTATAATCACAGTAAGATTTTATGTAAGTTATTTTATCTGTTTTTATATCGTATGTAATTTTAATAGCATCTTCTACTAAGTTATCTGGTAGTAGCTTTTTATATTCTTGTGGATAGTTTATGCATTTAGCGTTAGCAACATTCTTGAAGCCAAACGTTACTGTATCTTTATTGGCTTTTGAATATAATACTATATCACCAATTTTTACTATTGATTTAATAAGTAAACTTACACCACTATTTTTTGGCATACCATTAGAACACAAAAAGTTTTCAATTTTTTTGGAGTCTTTAGTTTTCAATATTACTAACCAACTACTTTCTATAGTATCTTTCTTTATAATTAAGCACCGTATATCAGTTTCTAAAATACCTATATTTGAGTGTTTTTCAATTGGAAAAATTTCTTGTACAATTTTCTCGTAGTTCATATTAACCCCATCCCGATCCAGTGATCGCACTAGTTGTTGTTACTCCAAAAGAAGAAGATGTAAAACTATCAGCTTGAAAGATATTTACAGGTGCTTGGCTAATGCTTTCAGAATAAATGTCCGCTACCCATCTGTAGGTGTAATAACCCACTTTGTTCGCAGTATAGGTTCCTCCAATAACACTCACAGTCAAATTGCCAGAATTGTCATCGGTGCTTTGGCCACTTCCTCTATAACTAGCTTCAGTGGTTGCAGTAGAAAATTGTGCAGATCTATAAACCAATTCTAACCCAGGATTTCTAATTCCAGTATTTTCATTACCGCTGAATTTATCTTCATCTTCATCACCGCGTATTTTAATAGTCATATTTGGAGTAGTAATAGTAGTGCCTATACCGCGATCAGAAACATAAAATCCCTTGAAAGTTCTATAAAAATATTTTCGCCACGACCCATTCACGTTTGGCTGCAACCCTACTTCTTGAGCTATAGCATTCTGAGCAAAAGTAGTAGTATTTCTTCCGGATACACTAATCGATGCAGAAAAAAATCTACTAGAATTATAAAAATTGCTAAATGAAATTGGACCTGAAGTTGGAATATTAGCGTTAAGACTCGAAACGGTAACTAAAGCTCCACCTTTATAGTACTCACTTAGAGAGTGCGGTCTTGCGCCTCCGAATTCGTTTACTATATTTGATTCTAATGATAATATTCCAGATGATTTAATTGCCATTTTGATCTTTCTTAGATTCCGCCAAATGCAGTGATATCGCCTTCAGATACGAAGCCGCCATTAGTATTCATTCTAAATTTTAAATTTCCATTGTAATAGAAACAGAGATTGCCACTTCCGTCATCATTAATTTCCCAGCCGCCGGTTTTAAAGTCGCCACTGGTAACACTATTAAATGTTACATTACTTGTTGTTGCAACGGCTTGTCCAATTGCTATAGTACCAGTTGAAGAATTATATGTAACTCCGGTGCTTCCAGATAATGATGATCTCGCTCTGGACGTTGTAAAATATAGATTCGTGCCTTCTGCCAAATCTCCAGTGTCATGATTTGAAATATTACTAACAGTACCAGTAACATTGCCAGTAAAAACCGCAGCAGTTGTAGTTCCGTTTCCATTATCTAATATTCTTGTAGTTCCATCAGAAGCATATATATCACCGGTAACATTTCCTACTAAACTAGGGGCAGAAACAGATCCAGCTATTGATAAATCACCAGCTGAAGAAAGTGCTAATTTTACGGTCCCTACGCCAGTATTAATGATAAATCTATTTGATGTTGTATTTTCAAAACCGGCAGACCATATTAAAGAACCAGAAGAATATAAAGCTCTAGGCCCACTAGTGCTTATTAAAGTTTGAGTTGTTTGGCTTGTTGAATTTATAGTTACAGGAGAACTTATTGATATAGATGTCGATCCAATTTTTGGTGACAACGTGTTTGTTCTCAATATATCAACAGCAGTAACATTATTTGCTGTAAATGATCCAATTAAAGTTGCATTTCCTGAAGTTGTATCACCAGATTCTGATGCTGTTAGCGCATCAGTGGCTATAATATCTACTAATTCATTTGTTCTATCTAGCCACGTTTGAAACGTTTGGGCTGTAGTAATCTGGCTTAAACCAATTTTTGCCATATCTTATACGCTTTCTATTTTATCGAGTTTTTCACAGACGGAATTTAATATCTTTTTAATTTCAGTAACTTCTTTAGAAAGACTTTCTAATTTTCTTATTCTATCTCTTTCTAATTTATATTTATTCAAAGCACTTACATCATTGTTGATGAGTGCTTTTGATTTTTCATCTCTTATCATGTGAGTGCTATTCCCCTGTAATCTAATAGTTTCGGTGCTTTAAATATATCTTCTGAAAGCATTTCTATTTTAACCGCAAATCTTCTATAGCCTTCAAAAGTTCCAGCATCGTTGGAATAAGTCAGTACGCCAGCATTTTTATTTGCATCAGCAACTCTATAAACATATTCTTTATAATCTTGAGAATTGCTTATAGAAGAGTAGAGATTTAATCCACTAGTCAACTCTAATTCTATCCAGTCGTTGGTTTCAAATACTGAAGGGTCATTGGCAGATTGAACTTTGATATAGACTTTTATATCAGTGCCCTTTGGTCTGTATCCAGTAACATATACTTGGAAATCTTCAGCATCTAGGCTTTCTGATAACTCTATGTTTTTTGAAACATATTTTGAAGTTGTTTCAGAGTCGTTGGTAATTTTCCACTGATATGCTAATATGTTTACAGTTTCTAAATCGATGAATGGTGAAGAAGTTACGTTACTAGAATTGCTCATGTTGATAGTAAGATCTAATGTTTTTGTTCTACCAATGTCATTGGATTTACTATAAACTACCATTCCAGTTTTACCAAAAGTTGCATTATCATTAAATAACATATCCTGCGTATAGGTATCAGTAGGATTATTTGGATCTACAAATGTACCAGTAAGTGAAGTTCTTGTGACACTATCGTTTGTTCTTGGTATATTTGGCTGAATATAACTGAAATTCATATTATCTACAGATGTTACAGTAGCTTCGGTGCCACTATCAAAACCGTATAACGTATCGCCGGCAGTGAACTTACGAGTAGCATTGGCAGAAGAATTTTCTAGTATGATAAAATCTGGGTATCTGAAGTTGTAGTGAACCAGAGTTCCTAGTGTTATTGGCGAACAATCTACCGCATCAGTAAAAGAAGCAGGAGTATCAGTTACGATCGTTGTCGCACTTGCGCTATTAACTTTAAATATTTGTTTTGTTGCTGCGCTTCCGCCGTCAAGAAGAATATAATCGCCTGCCGCGTAAGAAGTGGAAAGATCTGTACCGGTAAGTTGATTACTACCAGCAACTGCGCCTACTGTATTACTGGTAGACCCGTCTTTAGCTTCAATAGTATATACTATTTCTCCAGTTTTAAATCTCCCGATATTATTTTCTACGCTTAAGAATTCTTGGTTGTCATTTGTAACTGTAATAGATCCAGTACTTGCACTGAAGTTATGACGATACAAAGTAAATTTCATATCTTCGTCTTGGTATGATTCCCAAGCAGATCCATTAGTTGATGTAAATAGTACACCATCACCCCAGTCTTGAATTACCGGAAGACCTTCGTTTTCGCCTGGTGTTAAGTTTACACCACCAACTTTAGAAGTAAACACTAGATAATCTGGGTCACTACCGTCTGGTGTAATTGTAAGCGCATATTCTTTTTCAACATCAAGTCTAATTGGTGCATTAAATGAAATTTCAGTCGCAGCTGAAGCATTATCTGATGTAAGAACTTGGCCGGGTGTAAGGTGGACTTTAGAGAAAGGAATTACAGTGTAAGATGGATAGCCGTTAATTACTTCTCTTATGTCTATCGTAACTCCATTGATAAAGCTTTTTCTCTTGAAATATAAATCTACTTTAGACATAAACACAGTGTCCGAGCCTTTGCCCATACCCTTTTTAATAAAGAATGTTTGTGCCACGGGATCTTTACCACCGCGCGGTGTTCCTCTTCTTGTAACAGTTCTTTCGGTAGTTACTTCAGTAATAAAGCTTTCTGGTGCTCTCGTAGAAGCAGTTAATGAAGCTTTTTCTACAGAAAAACTATAAGCTCTGTATTGTAATACACCATACGATGTTGCGCCACTTTCTATAGATGCATATTGATTAACGTCTGCTATTTCCAGTATTCTTTCACCAACATAGAATGTCGATTCGGGTAAAGCAAATACCGCTCTAATAACTCCATTGCTGTCAGATGTAACAGCGTCATCAAGATTGCCGAATCTTTGAATTAAAGCTGGGTCATCAACGGCGCTTCCAGGTATAATACGATCATTTACATCAACTTTATCAAAGAAGAAATAGTGTTGAGTATTTGGCCTTAGTCCTGACATATACACTCTAATGTCGCGTGCGCGCATATAAGGATTAAAGTTGAAGTCAGTAACGAAATCACCGACGGGTTGTTCATTTATTTGTTCTCCAGATAGCTGAACAAATCTGGTGGTGTCTAAGAAAGTATCTTCTACAGTAGATCTACGTCTACCAAATATTCCAAGAAAACCTCTATTTCCATTATTAATAACTTCAGAATTAATTAGCGCAGATGAAGTTGACGTAAGAGGCATAAATTCCTGTATCGCATCAGCAAACTGAGTTAATGGCGTAGTTAAATCTATATCTATATTTGCAGGATTTGTAGTAACATCATAAGCACCATCATACTCCGGAGAAAGAGTACCAAGTCCTTTATAGCTCCAAAAATTACTTACACAATTTCTAAATTCTGTTGCGTATGGTTGAGATATTATTGAAACATCAGTGTCTCTTTGAAGTGTTCCAACTCTCGCTGTTGAAGTATTAGGAAATATAGATGCATTTGAAGAAGTTTTATATTTCATATTGAGTGGATATGTTTTAACAGCGGGCATGAGAGATTTTGCAGTAAAATCTACAGCTGCGTTAAATTCAGTACTTTTCATATTTGCAATACTCAAGTCATTGAACGGATCTACGATGATACCGTTTTTAAATCTATCTAATCCGTTTTCATCTGTGATATTTAGATTTTTAGTTTCAGCTTCGAGTGTGCTTAGTAGCACGTAATATCTTAAATTATCAATTTTCTTTTCGATATTTTCAATATCTTTCATTCTATAAGATTTTGTGCCTTTCGGCGTAATCTTTACAGCATAAGTCGGTCTATCTTGTTCATTGCCTTCTTCAGGTGTTAACGCTGGTATACCTGGTATGAATATATCTGCAATTTTTAGTTGCTCAGCTGATGTGTTAGTGGGAACGGAGTTTTCCAACTCAGAGCCTTTAACTATAGAAATTTTACCATATGAATCTATAGTTACAGCATCAGTTCTATTTTGGTAAAATTCGTAATCCAACTGAGAAAATTGATCTAATGCTGGAGTTAAAATTTCGTGAGTTGCGGAAAACACTGGAGCAACATTAACTCCAGTAGAAGAATCGCCAACTGCTGGTGCTGTGAGCACTGAAGCTGCGTTAGTATAGCTCGCAGGCGATAATGGTTCAACATATGGTCTAAAGTCAACAGAATCTGTTAGGCTGAAAGCAATTCCAGCAGATGATGTAAATGGATGAATTTTGTTTATAGGTACGTTTGATGGATAACTATTTACTGTAAAGAAATATTGCCCACCCGTAGAGTTCAATTTAAACGCGTTCATGGATATGTTTAATGTGCCTTCAGCAGGTTTTTTTCTACCTGGTATGAATTCTATATACGAATGATCGTAATAATTATCTCTTTGGTTTGTTCTTAATTTAAAACTCGATGTTACATCGTTATTATCAGAATCTACAATTGAAATAATTTCATAAACATCGGGAAAGCCCAAGTTATATTTTGTAGATGTCGTATTATCTGTGTTTGCTACTTCACAAGTAACATATAAATTAATGCTAGCCTTTGTAAACGGTACCGCATCAATAAATCTTTTATTTAGATATACTGTAGCTGAAGAAGATGGTTCTTGATCCAGTGTTAATATTATATCGGTACCAGATATCTCTGCGTTTGTAACTTCTATTTTTAAATTTGTATTATCTACGAAAAGTATATCATCATTGCCGGTATTAAAATCTTCACTATCTGAGTCAAGTGACGAAATAACTATAGTGTTTCCAGTAAGACCAGTTAATGATCTTACTGTCCTTACTGGTAAAGACATGTTGGTTACTGATTTTAAGCTTACCATGCCTGTATCAAAGACCATGGATGTAGCTCTTGCTTTTATTATGCTAGGATTAGGAGCAACAGTCAAAAATCCGCTACTTCCGTCAATAGTTTCGACATCAGATATTTTATTACCGCCGGTAAGTCTAATATCGAACAAGAAAATCTTATCATTTGTTACATTTCTTACTCTTGCAGTACCGATAGTACTATCACCGCCGTCTATTAAATTGACAGTTGAAAAATCTCCAAAGTCGACTGTTCCAGAAGTATTTGCATCAACTAAATCTAAATACCCGCCATAATTGAATGAAACTGCTTGGTTTGTTCTTTCATCAACAGCAGTATCTGAAATCTCATCCAAGTCTAAAATAATTTCACCGCGGTTTTCTATACGGTATCCCTTAACGTAAGCTAAACCCGTTCCAATAGAAGCTTTCAGTCCACCATCGCGTCTAATTACTTTAGTTTTAAAATCTCTTACTATGTAATTACCAGATTCTTCATAAGTTCTGCGCGCCATTTCTTCGCCAAGCACGTTGTACTGAGAAACATCTCTAATTTGAACGGCGTTTCCGTTAGAATATCTTGTAAGAGTAAAGAACGAGGTATCAGCGTCTGCTTCATCAGTAGGCAGAGCAGTCAAAACTGGAATTAGCTTTAATCTATCTGCGCCTGGCGCATTTTGGTTATTTGATCCGTTTGCATTATCATATAGTGATTCATCTTGAAATGCATTAATTACTTTTTCTTCTATTAAAAAACCAACTGACACATTGTCAGGAATATTTGTGTATTTAGAAACGATTACTAATTGTTCTTCTGTGTATAAGAAATGTCCTTTTTGGAAAATTACACCAGGCGCAACACGCGTAGCATAAGAATTTCCTAATGCTCCAGAGAAAGTAGTAACGTCTATAGTATCAACTAATTCCTCGGTTCTATTGATCGAGGTTCCAACTTCTACGGTACTTATCTTATATATGCTTAAACCTTCACCAGGCTGGAATAATTTATTGCCAGCAGAAGTTGTAGTATAGTTTATATAAAATGTATTCAAATCCGGGTTTCTTGTTTCAAAACCTCTAGTAGCTGCAATAATACTAGCAGTAAGGCCAGTAATTTCGCCTCTTAATTCAAATGTATTGTCTCTTGGAAAATCTTCAGAACCTATAGTTTCAACATCTGTAAAACCGACATAAGATGCTACATCAAATCCATCTTTATTTGTTACTTTTACATAATTTAGATCATCCAAATCTGTAAAGTTACATCCTTTTATGATAGAACCTTCTTTAAAGATATTATCACCAAATTGTTCAATTTGATTTTGCAACATAGTTTGCATTTGTGTTAATTCGCGGGCCTGAACTGCGTAAGACGGCTTAAAGAGAACTCGATAAAACTGTTTAGTTAAATCAAAATCATCAAAATATGGGTCTACGTTAAGGTCTTTATTAATTGGCATTTATTTTTCCTTAAAATTCAATAATAACTTTTATTTGTTCTCTTGATGCTTCTGTTCTTGTAATTGGCTGAAACGAGTTCATATAATAAACATCACCAGATCTTTGTATGTAATCGGATGGTTTAATCGCATCTTCAGTTGTATTTATTACAATAATTTCATCGCGCGAAGAATATAATGGCAATTCCGAATTAATGGATATATCACTAAAATCGTAAGCAGTATTTGCTGTATTTAGTCCATTAGGATATGGACCCATATATTCAGAAAGACGAATAGTATTACCAGAAATTTCATTAACTCTTGCGCTAAACGTTATTTTGTTATAAAATTCACTTTCTGGATTAGTTTCAATTTGAGTTACGTATTCATCTACTTCTAAAGAATGCCCATTTAATAAAACTTCTAATGTGTTATTAAAAATATCTGGAGCTGTATTTGAAGTTTTAAACTCTGGGTTCTTTACAATACCTACACTACCAAATACATTCGTAGTTGGAATTATATTATTGTCAAATTCATTAATTCCGTTATATATAAGTACACGTCTAGAAGAAAGTTCATTTGCGACATCGTTTCCATGCTTACCAGCTGGCGAAATAATAGGTCTGAGTATTATTCTTTCATCTAAGGAGCTTAAACTATTTGGATCAAACCCAAAAGGATCTGGTATAGTTGCAATTGCACGAGTATATCCGGCACCTTTATTTAACACGATAATTTTAGATATTGTTCCATCTTCAGAAGATACTCTTGGCACAGCCACCGCGCCAGTACCATCTCCCAATATTTTTATTTTTGGTAATATTTGGAAAGAAGATGTTTCTACTAAAAACGCATCTTCTGGAACACCTTCTTTTAAAGTTATTGTTGCGCGAGTTGGTGTATTGTATTCATAGGTATCTATTTCATATAATGCAGATGTACAATTTTCACCTGTAATATAAAAAGAATAATTTGCGTAATAGTTTTCAATAGGGCTCATAGTCCCTGCAATTGCAGAAATAACAACTTTATTTTCGTCACCGCGCGATACTTGAAATATTGTGCCATCTACACTTTCATATCCACGGTTAGTATCTGGATTTACGATGAATATCTGATTTATTTCGCTTGTATCATCAGTAGTTGTATTTGCTTCTTGAAACACTGGTATGTAACCACGAGTATTATATTTGTCGAATTCAAATTCTGTTAAAGAATACATATATTTCCATATATATCCATCTCCAGTTTCGCAAATTTGCTCTGGTGTAACTTCACTAAAAATTGGTGCGTTTATTGACGGCGATCCGTAGTTATTAAATAAACATTTATAAACTTTATAATCACCGGTTTCATTATTTTGCGGATATACTACCGTGTAATATTTTTTGGTTTCTAAATCTGCTTCATCGTCATATTGCGTATAAACAGAATTTTGTTGCCACGGATAATTCCTTATGGCATAATATACTTCTTCTGGATCAATTTTTTTTCCAAATAAAGTTTTTTCTAAGAACGTTTTTTTAGAAGAATTGCTGTTTACGAGCGGTTCATCTGATTCGGACGAAACAAACAAATAGTAATTGTCAGCCTGCACATCATCTATAAAAAGCTTTGCCATATCAGTTCTAAATTTGCTTGTTATGATTGTCATTTTTTCCTCAATATTTTAGTATATTTATTAAATTTCTATAGATATATCAGAAGAAAGAACAACTTTTAATTCTTCTTCAAAATCAAATTTACCAAATACTTTTGTTCCAGCCACGTGAGTTATTTCTTTGAGTGGCTTTTCGTATCTTGCTATATCAATCTTTGATTGTATTTCATATGAATATTCTTGATAGTAATTGCTATCGTGTATAAACTTTCCAGATACAAAGTATTCATCAACTCCGTCTGTTGCCAATGTTTTTGTATATCCATTCAAGTGAGAATTTAATGAAGACCAAAATCCACCAGTAGATCCTTGATTTTTAGCAGATATAGTACCCTTTGCAGCTATATTTCCGCTTGAATCTATAATATCAACATCGGCTTTATGTATATATCCATAACCAGAATCGATTATTTGAATATCAGTGATTTTTCCTACAGCAAATTCTGTATCAGCGTCAATTGTAGAATTAAAACCTGCTATTTCTGAAGTAAAGTTTGTAGATATAGAAACTATATTCCATTCAACTCCAGCAAATTCTATTGGCATAGTTGAATTAAAACCATAATAAGTGTATGGTCTAACAGTAATTGTATTATTTACTAAACCTAATACTTTTGCACCTTTACCATCTTGCTTTATTTCACTACCAATACCTATAGTTGCTGGCATTACTTCGAGAGTTATTTGCTGTGTGCGTCTTGAAAATAGTGACATTCTTGTATCAAACGCAGCTGCAAATACGTCATTAATATAATCAGTTCCTGGATTTATATTATCAAATCTCACTATCGTTCCTAATTCAACTGGTGTTAAATCAAAGGCGTCCTCAAGTGCGGTATCAATTGTAACTGGGTCTGTATTTCCTGACATTGGTATTAATGCTGGAGCTGAATTGTAATTTAATGAGT